CGATCTGGATCGTGCGCGCGGTGGTGTAGTAGTGACTCACCAGCTCGAGGAGCTTGCAGCCGAGCTTGCCGAGCTCCTCCTCGTGATCGGCGACGTCGGGCGCGATCATCGTGTCGTCGGCTTCCATCAGCAGGTTGATCGCCGACGCCGCGGTGACACCCGGGGGAACCTGCGCGCTCGAGACTTCATGCTGCCCGGAGATCTCCTGCATCGACTGCGTGATGAGCGGGATCTGGTCGGTCACGTACTCGGGCAGCGACGGCGCCGGCAGCACGTCGGGCTTGGCGTTGGGCGAGCCAACGTCGTCATACCAGTAGATGCCGCCGACCCGACCGATCTGCTCGGCGAACTGCTCGGCGTTCTGCACCGCTTGGCGGGACATCAGCAACGTCGGGTTGCCGAGCCGGTTGCGGTTCTCGGCGAGCTGCGACTCCACCTTGTTGAGCTCGGTCTGCGGCCCACGCAACGCGTCGACAACCGCCATCGGCATCAGTCGCCCCGGCATCGGGATGCCGGCGAACATGACGTAGGGCATCGGATCAAACGGCGCGTCGTCGCGCTCGAGGATCTGACTGTCGACCTTGCCCTTGGTGCTCGTGGTCGTCACCCACACCTGGCGACAGCCTTGAGGGTGCTCGCGGTTGGGCTTGCACCAGTATTCGCGCAGCCGCACGCCCATGTACGCCGTGCGCCCCGGCAGCAGCGTGAACGCGCCGCCCATCCGCGCCTCGACCAGTCCCGGATTGGCCGGCGTGTCGGCCGCCACCGTGACGCCGTAACGCTGATACACGTAGTCCTCGGACTTGACCGACTCCTCGATCAGCCACTCGGCCTCGGCGAAGTTGTCGCACAGCGGGTCGATGAACATCTGAAACGGCGAGCGGACCTCGACGCGGACGTCCCCCTGCGCAACGCTCTTGGTGGTCAGCGAGCCGGGTGCCATCGAGTCAGCGAGCATGTGCTCGGGCGAGCCGGCGTTGACCGCGCGGCCGTTGGCCGCGGCGAGTAGGTCGCCGTCGGGCTTGAGTACGAGCGTGCGCTTCGGGCCGATGCTCGGATCCCAGAAGCACTTCAGGAAACCGGCGCCGCAGATCCGCGACCACAGCAGCGCGTTCATCCGGTGGCGCTGCATGTCGAGGTGCTTCCAGAGGTAGCGCATCAGCTCCTCGCCGAGCACCGCCGCGTTGGTGTCCTCTTGGTCGGCGCTGTTGGGCGTGACGGTGAAGACCGGCCGCATCTTCGACATGCGCGCGATCTCCTTGCGGATGATCGGCTGGATGCGGTTGTCGACCAGCGTCACCTTCGTCCGCGGCACGGGTGGCCGGAACAGTTGCCGGCCGTCCCACGCGAGCCACTGCTCGTTGCCGTAGAAGGCGAGGTTGAGATACCAGGACGGCTCGAGCTTGGAGCGCGCGCGCCGTGCGAGCCCGTACAGGTTGTTGAGATCCTGCGACGTCTGGTCGCGGCGCACCTACTCGTCCCCCTCGGCGCCGTAGTCCTCGTCGTAGGTGATCGTGCCGACCGCCGCCGACTCATCCGCTTCGAGCTCGGGTAGATCGGTGAACGTCGCCGCCGGCAGCGGGATCCGCTCGGGCGCTTGGATGCGGTTGAGCAGCTCGCGGCGCTCCTCGCCGGTCATCCGCGCGACGCGCTCGCGCTCTGAGGAGTGCAATTGCAGGATGCACCCGATGAGCACGATGAGCACGACGATCACAACCGCCTCGGCGATGACGGCTGCGGTCATACGAGCTCCAACGACTCGGCGCGCTCGACCGACGGCACCTGCTCAACGGTGAGTTGCGCGACTTGCGACGGGTTCACCCAACGGTCGCCGATCTGGGCGAGTAGTCCGAGCTGCTCGAGCCTCAGATGGGCCACCACGTCCTCGAGCGAGGCGTCGACGTAGAAGCTGTCGCCCGACGACAGGTAGACGCGCACGCCCTTGGGCGGATCCCACGACATCAGCGACCACGCCTCGCGCGCGGCGGATGCACAGGCTCGGGCGCGCTCTTGCCCACGAGCCGCTCGAGCTCGTGGCAGCGTTGCTCCCACGTCTCGGCCGCAAGCTCGAGCCGGCGGATCTCGCGTGCTTGCGAGGCGTGGAGCTCAGGCTTGATGTTGGCGGCCTCGCACATCTGCCGCACGCACGCGAAGCAGAAATAGATGTCGTCCATGATGTGAATCAGCGCGCCCGTGTCGGGGTTCGTGACCGTCTCTCCCTCGTGCGCCGCGTTGACGTCAACGAACTCGACGCCCTCGACCGCCGCCGTGTAGCAGCCGGAGCAGTAGGGCGGCCGCGGGTCAGCGACTCGCATCCGAGGGGCGAGCTCGGCAGCCAATGCACTCATTGGCGGTTCCTTTCGGTTAGAACTCGATACGGTGCCGAGAACCGCTACGGCCCTTGATGAGCCAGAGTTGCTCGGCGATTGGCGTTAGATCGCGCCGCAGTTGGCGCTCGAGCATCGACAGCACCAGCGGCATCCGCTGCTCGCTGCCGTTGCAGGTGGAGCACGAGGCGGTGAGATTCGACCAATGCGAGTCCCCGTGCGACTCGATGTGGTCAATCGTCGCGGCATCGGGTTCGATGCGCCCCGTGATGGCTGTCTGCTTGCCGCAGTAAGAGCATGGATCGGCAAGCAACACACGGACGTACGCCTCGGAGTCAACGTCGAAGCCGCCCGCCCTGCGTAACACGTTCATCCTTGCGATGAGCGCGTGCTGCTTGGGGTTACGCCTATGCCAATACTCCACCGCTAATCAAAGATCCCGGGACCGGCGAAGTGGTCGATCGGCGCGCTGTGCCGACCGAGCCGGCGCAAGCTCTTGAGTGACTCGCGCAGTAGTCGGTCCTTCCACGTGTCAGTCGGCGACGGCGTGTCGCGTGGCGGTGCCAGTGGTCGCGCCATGACCATGTAGCGCAGCGCGTCGAGCGCGTGGTCGTCCTTCTTGACCGGCCGCTCCGGTGGCGCGTTCTCCGAGCGGTTGGTGTTCTTGATCCAGCGGTAACGCTTGAACTCGGCGCGCAGCTCAAAGCAGTTGGCAGTGACCTTGAGCTTCTCGGCCTCGATCCGTTCCTTCACGTGGTTGATGCCGGCCATCACCGCGTTCTGTCCGGGGATCGTGTGGATCCCGTGGTCGGAGAACTCGGCTTGGTCTGAGCGGCCCGTCTGCGTGTTGCGGTTGCGCGCAGCAGGGTCGATCACGTACCAGCGCGGATTGATCGACCACCGCTCGTTGCGGATGCGGATCTCCTTGCAGATGTCTGACACCCGCGCCTGCTCGATGGCGATCTCATCGAAGATCACGAGATCGTCGTCGGCGGTGAGGTAGGCGTAGAGCACGACGGCGAGGAAGCGGTAGCCGGGGTCGATCGCGCAGAAGATCTCGGCGTCCTTGGGGATCTCCTCGGGCTCGGGCAGCATCAGCGTCTCGCGCTCTGACCACTCCGGGTAGATCAGGCCGGCGAAGGACACGAACCGCCCCGACTTGCGCGCTTGGCGCTCCTGCGGCGTCAGTCCCTTGAGCACGCGGTGCATCGTGAGCTTGTCCAGGTGCGGGTTGTCGTCCATGTCGACCACCACGATCCGAACGTCCTGGCCGGCGACACCGCGCTCCCACGGGTCATAGAACTCATCGAAGACCCACGACATCCCCTGCAGCGGCGTCATCCCGAACAGCTCCTCGCCACCAAAGTCGATGAGTCGCATCAGGCACTCGCGCCGGATGTCCTGGCGCGGCTCCTCGTCGTAGACGACACGGTGAAGCGCCGCGCCACCGAACTTGTCGAGATCCTGATCGTTGGAGAAGAACTGGATCCACGAGCCGTTCTTGAAGCGCAGCACCCGCGCCACCTTGTCCCACGACCGATCGAAGCCGTTGCCGACGAGCTGTGACTTGGGCAACCAGTCACGGAACTTCTGCAGCACCACGCCCTCGAGCGTGTTGGTCAGATCCGGTGTGACTACTCGGGCGTAGAACGGCGGCTCGCCCCAGCGCCGGTACGGCGCGAGGTGCTCGGGCACGAGCTCCAAGTCGATCGCCTGCAGCATCGTGTCGACCATCGTTGCCGTGGTCTTGCCGGAGCGATTGCCGCCGAGGAACAGTCGCGAGGCAGGCCATCGCACGATCGCCCCGGGCTCGGCTTTGTGAAAGATGTGCTGCTTTGGGTGAGGCCGATAGGCCAGCAGGGGGTTCGCTTTGAACGCCTCCTCGAGCACCTTCAGGTCGGCGACCACCGCCACGCGCTCCTCGGGCGTGAGGTGCTCGAGCTTGGTGGCGTCAATCTTCAGACCGGCGAGGCTCATCCGGCCACCTCGCTTTCTGTCCGAGGCCGCTATAAAGTCATGCGAAGCAAGTCCGCAGCGAGTTAGGAGGGATTGATGGAAGACACAACCCCGGCCATCACCGGCAACGGACACCCACCAGGGGAGGAGGTGACGCTCCCGGACGCCACGCCGGCCGTCGCCGGATTGCGTAGAGATATGGAAGCGCTACAGCGCGAGCGCGATCACTACCAAGCCAAGATCGACCGGATCATGCCGACGCTCAAGCGCTACGAGAAGGCGATCACGATCCTCGAGGGCGAGCAGCTCGGCCCTGGCGGCCGACCCCCGACGAAGAAAGAGCCCGGCCGCTGGGCCGGCAAGAGGCCCGACGGCAGCAAGAGCATCGGCGACGAGAGGCTCGAGCAGCTCAAGGCAGCGATCCTGCAATGGAGCGAAGACCACGAAGCCGACGAGTTTCGCCAAGTCGACATCCGTAGTGTCGTGGACTTCAACAGCTCGACAACGGCGGTCGGCTTCGAGAAGCTGCGCCAAGAGGGTTTCCTACGGTTCGCGCGGCAGTCGGGCAACAACAAGTATTTCCGGCTCACGCGTGAGACGCTGAAGGCGACATGA